ACTGGGTGACCGTGACGACACCGTTCCTGCGTGACTACTATTCGCAGTTCCGTGACAACGTGGTGATGATACGTAACGGCATCAACCCTGACCAGTTCGTGAAGCATGAGGTGAAGAACCGTAAGCCGGTGCTGGGTTGGGCGGGTGCGTTGAAGTGGCGGTCGAACGATTTAGATGGGCTAAACGAGTGGCTGCCTGACTTCCTCACTGAGCATGACCTCATGTTCTATCATGCTGGTCACATGCCCGACGCTCCAGATTTCCAGAAGGAAGTCGGTGTGCCAGTTGGCAGGATGATCAAGTCACGGATGATGCCGTTGCACCGATACCACGAGATGCTCACGTTCGATATCGGCTGCGTGTTCCTGTCGGAGATCGACTTCAACCGTGCCAAGTCCACCATCAAGGGACTGGAGTACGCTGCGTCGAACATTCCGTTCGTGGCACAGGCACTGCCAGAGTATGAGTTACTGGCGGAGCAGGGTGTCGGTCGTGTCGCACGAACCGCAGACGACTGGGTTCGCCACTTGACTGAACTGCTTGACTACAAGACACGGAAACGTGAAGCGGCAGTGCAACGTAACCTCGTGATCAAGGAACACAGCATCAACGCCCGTGCCCACGAGTGGGCTGACTTCTTCGGACAGTTCGCCAGTCACAGGTCGCACACTCGCACAATCACGGGAATATACAAGTCGCTCTAGCCGTACAGTCTCGTGGTTTTCTCCACGAACTCGTCCACCCTGCGTGAGAACACCGGAAGCAGGCTACGGTAGTGGTCCCATGCCAGGTGCACTTCACGCCTAGCCTCATCCAACTCTTCCATGTCCCACGCCACACCGAACGGTATCCAGTTGTGTTCGATGATCTGCTGCCTCGTCATCACCGGATGCTGCCCCTGTATGAGGACAGGTGTGCCACACAGCACAGCCTCCAGGTTCATGGCAGTGAAAGGGTCGAACGAGATCAGGTACTGCACGGTAGACAGTAGTTCTGCAACCTCAGCCCTGGTCGTGTAGTTGCCACGGTTGATCTCAACACTGCCAGTAGGAATAACACTAGGATCAAACTCGCCCTTACCCACCCAGTAGGCGGTACCGCTGCGGTTCTTAATAGACGGGCGGAACAAGTCAAGTTCAATAATGTTCACGGTGAGAAGTTTGTCCTCACCCATGTTCTTCTCCCACGCCCACGTCGGATCTTTGGGCAGCGGCTGTGTCGGTGTGTTCAACAGCCACCGTGTCACCTTGTCGTGGTTGCCTGGGTTGTTGCCAGTGATCTCAGGGTACACGGCCACAGCGTCAGGATCGTGTCGCTCGTACGCCATCCACGCCTCAACGTCACGCACCAATAGTTCGTCACGCAACACATGCAAGGCACGGTTACCACCGTGCATGTGGTAGTAGTTGTTGATCCAGATTTCAAACCTAGACATTACGCTCCGGTATCCCACGCTGCTCAACCGCAATCAAGTGGCCCTTGTGCTGTGCGTGCACGTCCTTACGAACCCACGTCATGCCGTACGGTAACTGGGATGCGAGGTACTGGAATGCTGGGTCGTCACTCATGCCACGCACGTTTATGTGATGCCACGGTATGTCCCAACATGCGGGTGCGTTCACGAGCAGCATCCCTGCTGTCGTCCAATGCTCCTGCAGGCGTGGGTCACCGTTCACGAATGGCCCGTTCAGGTTGTACTGTGGCACATGCACACCGACAAGTGCACGGTCCACTTCCATCATGGCCTCAATGATCTCTGGCGTGAGCAGCGTGTCAGAGTCAACGTACAGGACCGCTTCCACTCCTTCTTGCCGCTGCGCATACTCGCGCACCAGGTTCCGGCCTGTCTCTATCCGTATCAGCCTGTTCCCTGCGTTCACTGTCTTCTCGTTGTCGTTGATCATGTACGTCCAGTACGTCCCGCCAACGTCGTCAAGCCCACGAATAACCCGGTCAAACTTTCCCAAGTCAAACATGCGGTCAACCTCGAACGCCGCCATGAACATGGCGTTAGGGAAACGTTCTAGGATGCGGTGTGACTGCTCCAGCCACGACATGTCCTCATGCTTGTCACACTTCCACCCCACGAGTGGGGTGCCGATGACGAACTTCTTGTCGTAATCAATCTTCTTGAACACGTCTGCTCCAATACAGTGCCTCATCTTCAGCGACCAGTGCACCCAACTCTGGGTCAGATACCAGGTGCCCGTTGGGGTTGAGGTGCCGGAAGTTGTCGTACACGAACTTCCCAAACTTGCCCATCTCTATCGCACGGTTGAACAGTTCCGTGTCACCGTAGTACCAGCGGTACCGTTCATCCAGGCGTAGCCCGTAGGACAGGTCCATGATCCATGCCGCACCGCCACCGTTGCCGGTGTTGTGCATGTCAGCGACAGCCAGGTTATTCCCTACAAGGTAGGTGTGGAATGCTTTGATGAAGTCGTTATCAAACTCTAGGTCATCGTTGAGTACGGCCACATACTCTGCACCGTTACGTTGCGCATAGTTTATTCCCACATTCCACCATCGGTAAATGTTGGTTGGCCCGAAGTCCTCAACGTGATGCACACCAGGATAGGTGCTGTAGTCACGGTGGTTGTTGACGAACACGATCCTGTCGTAAAAGTCCACGAGCCCCATCAGCAGGCGGGGAAGGTACTGTTCCCGCTCACCCACGGGGACAGTGACCCAAACGTTATCTAGCGTGACCACGGTGGCTCGCCACCCAAACGTTCAACCATCTTCTCCATGATCCTGTCGTCACGTCTGCGGATCGTCCGCTCAGTGACCTCCCACTGCACACTCATCACTTCCACCGGAAGGCCACCGTCCTTGTACATGTCGGCAAGGAACTGCTGGTCACGTTTCGGAAGGTAGAAGTAGGCGGATCGAATGTCAGCGATCATCGCCAACCTGTTGTTACCCTCAGCGGGACGTGACGGTCCACGTAACTCTGACGACGGAGAGTTAGACCCACCAGTCCAGTCGTCCTCATCGAAAATGTCAGGCAACAGTTCACGGATCATCTGCGGGGTGTAGTAGAACACGTCACCCGGCTGTAGACCTGACCGCTTGCGTCGCTCCTTGGCGATGATTGTGAGGCAACGCTGTCGGCAGGCGTTGCGTAGTTTGTTCTGCCCATGCCTGCCTTGCCCGTGCCACAGGACAACCTTGTCCACGTTCTGCACGAGCCACATGTTCGCCTCAGCGATGAGGTCGTCGGGTGCCACGAGTCCACGACCGGACCTGTTCGCTGACATGGCACCTTGCTTGGCGATCTTCAGATCATTGGGTGTGATGCTGTCGCCTTCGTCTACCACGAGTACACGGTTCCTTCCACGACGAAGGACTTCTTCTCAATCGGTACTGGCTGCGGGTGTACCTTGTTCCCGTCAATGTAAAGAATACCGAAACCCATCTGCCAGTTGTGTGTCTTCGCATATTTGGCACGGCGCATATCCATCAAGTTGCCCACCTCGAAACCCCATAGGGTGCGGGTGACTTGGCCGTTGACGGACGTAGTGAATGGCTGCAACCCTAGACGGTGGGTGTGACCACACACCACACTCATGCCCACCTTACGCACCAAACCAGCGGCAGTCTGACCAGCGATCTGGCTTACACCAGCCTCGTCACCGTGCATAGCAACCCAGCCGGGTGCGACAGGGAATGCTTCCTCGTGGAACGTGATACCTAACTCCGGCAGTCGCAGGAAGTTCTGCAACTCCACCTCAGGCAGTCCAAGCAGACCAGGCAACCGCCGCATCACCTGGTTGTACAGCCTGTCCGTGTGGTTGGATCGGATCATGTGCTGAACCTGCAAGTCCTTCAACACTTGCACGGTGGCGTCACGGTCCTTACCGATAGAACGCTCGTATTCTAGCGGTGTCCCTTGTGACCAGCGGGAGATGGTTTGGAAGTCCATCTCGTCACCGATAGTCAACACGATATCGTCCTTGCCTTTCGTGTCCTCAATGCACTGGGCCAACGCATCAACGGCACGCCTGTCATGGAACGGAACCTGCAGGTCAGAAACTACCCATACTCGTTTCATATCTTCTCCTCCAGTGTCCGCTTCCAGCGTGACAGTTGAATATCCATGAACGTCAAGTAGTTCACGGAGTCAGCGATCTCATCCCGCAACTCTTCAATCAGGCGATGCAGACTCATGTCCTCGAAAGCCTGCTTAGATCCACGGGAATACTCACGGTTCCCGGTACCCATGATACGCAACCGGGCATAGTTCGTGAAGCGTCGCTGCGCCTCAGCGAGTTCCTCTGTAGTTACGCCGTACCCTGGATGTTTTGGCGGGGCAATGGGTATACGGACAGGGTTATCTTCCCGGTCACCCGGTTGTGGCTCTCTATAGCCAAGCCAAGATCTCTCAGAGTCTGGAGCAGTTGCTCCCAGTCTTGCGTCAGCATCATCCACGACCAGCCCCCAGGATGTCGTTCGCCCTGTCGGCCATGCGGCTACGCCACTTACGCTCGTCAATCTTCGCGGTCACATACATGACCACTGCGGCAAGCACCCATCCCGCAATCATCGACCCCAGGATGAGGACACCGAACGCTGCCACCTCTTCGCTCACAACCCTAACCTCTTCCTGATCCCATCCGGCCCCTCAGCCAGATACACTTCGTTAGCGTCCATACCGTCAGGCATGGGAACCACGACAGCCACGTCAATCGCCTGCATAATCTTCTTACCCATGTCCCTCCCCGCCTGGTCGCCGTCCGTTAGGACGAATACTTTCCGGTAGTCCGCGAACGCACGCGCATACCAGTTCTTCCAACCGTTCGCACCAGGCATACCCACGGCAGGTATGCCAACCATTGTGTTAACGATGATCGTGTCAATCTCACCTTCACAAACACACATGATATCGGAGTCGTCTTGGAAGGCAAGCACATTATAGATGTGTTGCTGCGACCCGGCGCGGGACAAATACTTGGGGGAATCGTCGGGGTGGATGGATCGAAAACGTATATCGACTGGACCCGTAGGGGTGAGATAGGGGATAGCCAGACGGCCACGCATCTCGTCATCACCGATCATCGGTTCTTTTACGTAGCCGAGGTGGTGTATACGAGCGGCTTCCCCGTCGATCCCGCGACCCAGCAGATACTCTGCGATATCCCCGACTTGACTGTAGTACGCCCACTCCGCTTCCCCCAGTAATCTCCTCGCATCTGCCGACAGCATCCTTGTAACCTATCCCTTCATAGTGCCGAACTACGTATATGGCGTCACCCTTGAAGTCGCACGCGAGACACTTCACCATGCCAGCGTCCTCGCTGACCCGGCAGGATGCGTGGTGGTCTTCGTGCACATGGCATTTGACTGATTGCCACACGCCACGGGGTGACGGTAGTGTCCAGCCGTAGTGTTCTAGCACGGGCCAGATGTCAAACCGTGGGGGCATTTCGCATGTTCTTCAACGTCTGCATCTGACCCCATCGGGTGCCCTGGTCGTAGGCTTCGTCAATGGCGTCGTGGATGTTGTATCCGATGATCTTGGATGCGAGCCAGTGCCGGAACTGTAGCCACCTGAAAGCAATCATGCCAGTCCATTCCAACGTAGCAGGTTCAGTAGGGTTTCTTGCGTCATCATCACCACACCACCGGAAGCATTCTTACCAGGTGACTTGCGAACCACGACCCCGTAGCAGGGCGTGTCGTACTTCTCCTGGTAGTTGTCTGCTTCCACGTCCGCTTCAGCCAGCCACTCAGGTACCTTGTTTGCTCGCACGTTCTTGGCTTCAACCACGATCACATGGTTGTTGCGTAGTTCTATGGCAACGTCACCGATGTCTTTGGTTCCTGCCCGTGGGAGTCGCCTAGCCTTCAATCCGTTGTCGTTGTAGTAGTCCTCCAGGTCTATCTCCCAGCGGCTACCTTTCCGCTTGTTGGCTGACGACATCAGTCCATGTCCTTCAGGGTCATCGTCGTCGGGAAGTAGTCCATCCACACGGCACTCTTACCAGTAGCATCGGCGGGACCGTAGCGGTTCTTCACCGCTGCAGCAGCCATCAACCCAGGTTGGTCAGATGAGAGAGTCACAATCAGCGACGGGACTTGCGCAATCTTCCCGTGCAACGCTGCACGCGGAGGACAAGGGTAGCCCTCGTATCCTTCACTCGTGTGGTGCAGGATCAGGAACGCTGCCGACGTGTCACGAGCCCACCACTTCACCTCACGCATCAGGGAACGAAGTGAGGAGAACTCGTCACCCGACTCGTGGGTCACGTCCACGGCATTGTCAACGACCACGAGTTCAGGGTTCGCACCCATCACCTCACGGTACACGTTGATCTCGTCCTCCAGGTCAGCCAGTGTCGGGGACGCATCAAACATCCACCGAATGTGGCCGATGTTCTCCTTCAAGATAGCCGACGCCCACTGCGGGTCGTTCGCCATCTTCTCCTCCGCCTCAGCCTGAGGCAGGTTCAACACCATAGCCAGCGAGCGGATAGCCATAGTGGACTCGTGCGAGTCGGCACTGGCATACAGTGTGGGCACTTGTGACCTGACCGCTATCGCTAAAGCAGCGGTGGACTTCCCGGCACCGGGTGGGCCAGCGATCATGCTGACCTCACCCCGGCGCACGGAAATGTTGGCGTCACTCCACGACTTGAACGGCATTGGGATTACCATTGCCTTCTTGTCGATGGACCTTACAGCCCTATCTAATGATCTCATTTCCTGCCTTCAAGTAAGTGGTTGTGTGCGGGAGTCGAACCCACGATCTAGAGCAGTGATCACCGTTGAGCCGTAATGCAGATCCCTTACCCCATGCTCTCAGGCCAGCGTTCACGGATGGTCAGTCCGTGCGGATGCTCTGATGCGGTCCCCAGGGTCCACCGCATCTCCGGCTAGGCATGTACTTCATGGGCGTTCCCTGCGGCTTAGTCTCTGGCCGGTGACGGTCCCGCCGATACCGCTTCGCACAACCATGTCACTTAGTCCTCTTCTTCCTCGTCGTCTTCTTCGTTCAGTTCCGACGACACAGAGGTGACGGTCCCGAAAGCAGAAACCTTGTCAGCGAGTTTCTTGATATCAATTCGCTCGCTGGACACGATGGTTACTTTGCTGACGTAGATCTCGTCCTCTTCCATTTCACCTCCTACGCGGGATGGTTGTTCCACTCAGCAGTTCCACGGCGCAGAAACTCCGGGCTGCACTGGTCAGGTGTCCCCTTCGGGGTCGGGCACATCCATCCCTTCCACGGACCCTTAGCGTTACTGCCGCTACGGGGAACCATGTCACCGTGCACGCACTGCTTCACCGCCGCCGACGTGAACGACGCGGGGGGTGCGTCATTCTGCGGCACAGGAGTAGCGGTAGCCCGTGCGGTAGCCACGGTGTGAGAAGCACCCAACTTCGACTGGACACTGTGAATAGCGGTAATCCCGCTCTCCTCCAACTCAGCGAGGAGGTCAACGAACTCTTCCATAGAGTTCGCGTACACGTTGAACAGGTCGTTACCAATCTTGAAGTTGGCTTGGACCTTCGTACCTTCAGGCGATGCGGCCATCAGTTTGTTCCTTCCACTAGATCATCCTCAAAATCAGGACGGTACTTTTCGTTACCGTAAGCATAGCAGTACTGCAGCACACCACACGTAGCACACAGGTTCGTCATGTTGGGGACGAAGATCCGTGCGTCGATGGCCCGCTTCACGTCACGCAGCCAGCGTTCGATCATCTTCTCAGGGTACTCGCGCAAGTCATGCACAGTGTCCAATGTCCCACTGCGTGCCATCCAGTAGGCACCGTACGTGGGTGCCTCACCGAACTGCTCCAGCAGGGCAGTCCTGTACACGGCGAGTTGCAGACCAGATTTGGGTGGCTGCCCGGTCTTCAGGTCAACGATCATGGTGCGACCGGAAACCTTGTCCACGAATACGCGGTCGATGACGGACTTCATCAGCACGTCACCAGGTAACCGGACAGTGACACCGATCTCGATGGCGGGTACGCCTTCTTCGGTGTGCCAGATTTCCAGGTTGGGGTTGGTTTTGCGCCAGTTGTACCAGGCGTGAACCATGCTTGGACCTTCAGCCATCCACCACGATTCGTCTTCCTTGTGCGGGTACTTCTTGCTTGCCCGTCCACCGGCACGCCACGTCTTGCCTTCGTTGTCGGCTTTCGCTTTGGCGAGTGAGGCACGGAATGCTTCCATGCCAGCCTCGTAGGCAACAGCACTCATTCCTGCACCCCTTCGATACGAGTCAACTTCCACTTCGCATGAAACGTGATCTCGTCCACGTCGTCGTCTCCTCGCCACACAACAGGTTCCCAGCGCCATCCACTTGGGGCGGCAGGCAACTCGGGGGTAAGTTCATCTATGGCGCGATCTATCCACTTACTCATGCTTGCACCTTGCTTATGGCATCAAGGACATGCTTGCGGTACTCCATAACAGTGATCGGTGCCTTACTTTCCCACCGCTCATCAGTGATGTGAGCGATGGATTCCACTGCTGCGATGCACGCTGCACGCATAGCCGCCATTCCATGCAGAAATCCAAGGGTCTTGTATGTGTCGGCTGACTCGTTCAACGCCTCAACATGATCTTCATATCCGACCCACTCACCATCGTAGTCGCCTTCGATAATTGGTTCTCGGGTTGTGATCTTGTATCGCTGAATACTCATGCTTTCTCCTGATCAAATGCTCCACCAATGTAGGTAACTTCAATTTCCTCATCGGTTAATTTTGTTTGACCAGAAACGTACCAACCGACAGGTTTAAGTTTAGACAGGTCAAGAAATTCAGCCATTTTTGTTCTTCAACAGTGCGTGGTCGATGGCGTCGGCAGCGGAGTGCACTGCCGTGCCACCGGCGAAGTACCAGGCTGGGTCTTCTTCCAGTTTCAGGATACGGGTCAAGCGGTACTTCTCCCCGCACTGGAGCCAGGTGGTGAGTTGACTGTACGAAATGTACGGTTCGTTAGTTTCTTCCATGCCGGAAGTATGGGCGTGTCGGGTTGCGGTGTCAAGCATGTCGGGTAGTGTGCGTGTTGCGCGAGAGCGTGGGGCAGAAACTCCATTGACGGGCGACGGCAGATGCCGGACCTAGAGGAGTCTACCTTACCACCCGAAGTTTGGGGGGTAGGGGGGGCATTTCTCTTTTCTGGGTTCCGGCAAGGAGCGAGGCTTAAAGCCGAGCGACTAGGTAGGGAATTGGGATACTTATATATGGGGGTTAACTTACCGTACCCCAAACCGTGTACCTGAAAGGCTAGAAAACCCCTCAGATTGTCTGTATTTTGATATTTGGGGCATCTGGTGACCAGTCCTAGAGACAAGAAAAAGACCCCCCAATCCAGATTGGACCAGGGGGTCAATTTCACAAGCGCACAAACTACGGTTGGGGCTTAATCTTTCCGCTAGGGAGGATGCCTAACCGCTTCATCTCAGACTTAACCAACTTCACGTCAGGAGTGTCGATCACCAGGTGCATCGGGTCATAGAAGTTCTTGTAGTCCCCACCCCACTCCAGCAGGCGGTACTTCCGAAGAAGAGCCCTCATCTTCAGAGCCTTCACCGGATGCTTCTTCCACCACACGTTCGACTTAGACTGGGAGCCTTCCTTCGTGGCGTTCAAATCAATAGCCACCCCACCACAATGGTCACTGATGTTCTTGGATGCACGGCCAGTACGGACAGGGGACCAAGCCCAGTCATCAAACGTGCCCTCATCAATCGGGGCAATCTCCTTGTGGTACTCAGAGGCGAACGCCACCAGGTACGGACCCACGTCCTTCCGAAGACGCAACTTCCGCTTCGTGCCAGGAACCGTGAACTCCTTCAACAACGGGTCAGTCCCACGGGCAATAACCGGCCAACCCTTAATCGTCCGCTTATCGGACACTACTTATCCTTCGGGGTCAAATGAGTAAGGGCAACACTAGGAGCAAGAACACTGCCAACCAAAGCAATCCAAAGGGAGGCATCATCACCCTCAATCACTCCATACGCAACCAGCAACGGGATAACAGTCAATGATACCCCATACAGCCACTTGCGAACCTCACGATCATTAAGCCACTTCTTGATCAACGCAACTCCTCAATATCGTCCTCAATCTGCAACACGGCAGACTTCAACATTTGAACATCCGTAATGATCCCGTCAACCTTGCGGTGCAAATCAGACAAAGACTTACCGCCATTAGTATTCGGCTGAATCTGGTACGTGGCGTCACGGATCTTCACCTTGATCCACCAACCCAAACCACCCAGCAGCAAAGCAAGAATCGATAGCGACGCGAAAACGAGAGAAACAATGTCATTCGGTTGCATCACACAGTCCGCATCGTGACCATGCAAATACCACCCGACCCCTTACGTGAACCCTGCGACGGAGGAGTCAACCTGTAGTAGGTGACCTCCTCAACATACACTTCCTTCACCTCGCCAGTCGTGTAGTCAGTGAACGAAACCGTCGCACCCAACTGCTCCATCTGCTTCAGTGACGAAAACTTGGAGTAGGCGTTACCGAACTTGCCGTACTTCGCACCCTGCCGGTCAGTCTCAAAATCAAACATCAACAACGGAACCTTGATAAGTTCCGTCTTCTGCGGTGCAGGGACAGCACGCACCTGGTAGCCAGTCAACCTGGCACTACTCGTGTTATCCGAAGTAGACGTGAGATTAAACGCCAGATACAAGTCCGTTGCTGTGCCCGGTGCTGCAGCGTTCAGTTTCCCGTAACCGTCCGTCGTGCCAGGCTGCAACGTCAACACAGTCTCCCACGTAGACGGCGACGTGGTACCGAACACGGAAGCCTTACCCGTCACGGAGCCAGTCAAGTTGTCTGGGCAGATCATGCGAAGGTCACGCCACGCCTTCTTCTCCATCGTGCCAAGGCGGATACGTCCAGTCTCAATCCAGCCAGACGACACGAACGTGTCCTGCTGCTTCACGATACCTGCACCGTCAACAGCGAACCAAAGTTTCCCGCCAGCGACAGTCACCGACACTGCAGCACCATCAAAGTTAGTGGGTGCCGTGAGGTCGTTAGCCCACGCAAACTGCAGGGGGTCACGGTTCAAGATCTGACCGAGGTTGATGCGACGCAACCCTGCACCGTACGTGCGGGCACCACGGTCCACGCCATCCTCGTACGTGACATACAAGTATTCACCGAAACCAACAGCGTCACGGACACGCTTACCGTTAAACACCAGCGGCCCGAGAGTCAACGAACCATCCGATTCGATCCTGGCGATACGGACACCGGACGTGGTGCCGATCACAATGAACGATCCCACGTAGGAGTACATGGAGATGACATCCTCGCCGCGAGGCATATCCACCACGACTACAGGAACGGCAAGATCCACACCGGTAGTGTCAGACGTGACACCGATCTTGTAGATCTGGCTAGACTCCTTAGAGTAGCCGGAAGCGTAGATGGCGTTAGGTCCATCAGCGAAATCAGTCCAACGCCAGCCAGTGTTAGGGTTAGCGAAGAACGGTGCAGACAAGGTGGCAGACGACGGAGACAAGTCCGTGATCTCCCAAATACCCTGATTCTCCGCATACATCAAACGAGACTTAACCCACCGCACCAGCGAATACGTCGGTGTCGTGTAGTACTTGTTGTAAATCTTCGACCCGGCAGACGACGGCAGAGTACCTTTCCAGATACCATCCACGTCAGACACCAAGTAAACCTGGCCCGTGTCCGTTAAAGAAAAGATCGTGTTAGTGCCACCCCACGACACGGCGGTCGAGGCTCCAGCGTTCGTGATGTACGTGAGGTTCGCTGCGTGGGCAAGAAGAACACCAGTCTCCACACCCAGCAACTGCTGCCCCGACGCCACAGACTGGGCAAACACCGACGCGGTACGGTTCAGCAACTGCACCTGGCCCGGAGTCCACGGGTCAACGCCGCCACCCTGGTAGTAGCGGAACGCCGCCTCCTCGCTGTTAACCTCCAGCGGCTCCGCACTAGACAATCCGGCACCGTAATGCCATGATGCTTGTGACCTGATCCACAGGCCGTTCTCCAGTGACTGCTCGCCAGGGTTACGTTCAGTGTCGATACGTTCACGACGGAACTGTGCCGTCTGGCGGGTCATCGGGTACTGGTCGTTGTTCCCGAACAGGAACGTCAAACCCCCGATACTGCAATCCCATCTCATAGAATCAGGTCCAAACGAGCCTGAACCCTCAGAGGCAGACAGGGACGTGCCAAGTTCCTCAACTACGTCTTCTGAAATGTCTACACTCAACGGGTTCCTCCGCTATCAGGGCATGAAAAAGAGAGCAGTTTTTCGCCATGCTCAGGGCGCTGTGCGAACGGGTTTAGGCTTCCTCAGTGGCGGGGGGTTCAGGAGCCACAAACTCGTCCAACTCTGCGTCATACTTGTAGCCGATACCCGCGTAGCGGCCACGGAAGTTACCGTTGTACGAGGTCAACTTCCAAACACCGTCCAGTCCGAGCGAGTGCTGGAAGGCGTTAGCCGCTGCCTCCACCTCAGGGGTGAAGTCGCCGTTGTTCGGCAGGTCGTGATTGTTGAGGACGTGGACTTCACGGACGATGCCGTCCTCGTCTATGCGTGCTACGTGTGCCATGTGTGTTTCCTTCGTTGTCGTTGTTGGATAGTTTACGCGGTGCGAATACGAATGATGACTACGCCGGAACCGCCGTTACCGCCGCTGGCACCGGGTGAAGTAGTCCAACCGCCGCCTCCTCCTCCACCGCCCGTATTGGCGGTTCCTGCTGTAGCAGTGGTGTTGCTATTCGATCCTGCACCGCCACCACCCGAACCTCCGGTGCCTGCTGTTGTGCCGAACAGTCCGCCACCCCCGCCGCCTGCGCGAGTGACGCTAGAGCCAGTAATGGAGGATGCAGTTCCGTTACCACCGTTGCCACCTTGATTAGAGGCCCCATTACTTCCCGCGGCTGATGCTCCTCCACCACCGCCAGCGGCGAAGGTTCCGCCACCGGCGTTTCCTCCAGCGTTACCTTGTCCTGACGTGCCTGCCCCACCGGCATAGTTGGGTGCCCCGTTAGCGGCTCCACCGCCACCGCTGCCACCGGCAGCACCGGCGCATAAAGTTCCAGAACCACCTTCAAGTGATCCTCCGCCTCCGCCACCAAGTGCGTAGTAAAAATCTATCCGGCTTCCACCACCATTTGCACCGGAAGGCCATACGTCTACAGTATTTGCGGCACCTGCTCCACCACCGCCTACAGTCACGGTTAGTGCGCCAGTTGGAAGGTAGGCATCGCTGACAGATAGGTACCCACCAGCACCGCCACCTCCGCCTTGGGCTGAACCCCCACCAGCGCCGCCGCCAATTACAAGCAAGTCAGCGAAACCAGCACGAGTAACCGTGAACGTCCCATTACCCGTAAACGAGTAGTAGTCATACGTCGCTGCACCAGACGTGTACGTGCCAGTCGCAGTGTTCGACGTGACGGCACCGCCAGCGGCGACGCTTACAGGGCGTGCAACACGGACAATGACAATGCCGCTACCACCAGTTCCGCCACTGGTTGATCCACCGCCACCGCCGCCGCCAGTGTTGGCTGAGCCATTTGACCCAACGGCATTGTTAGCACCAGCGCCACCGCCGCCAGAGCCAGCAGCACCACCAGAACCGCCACGTCCACCACCCCCGCCACCACCAGCACGGGTAACGGATGTACCAGTAATAGACGATGCCGTCCCATTTCCACCAGCACCACCGTTACCGGGCGAAGCGTTACCACCTACGGCGCTTGCTCCACCACCGCCGCCACCGGCCTCATTGTTTGCGGTACGTAAAGACCCAGTTCCGCCATTATTGCCTTGACCGGAAGTGCCAGACCCACCAGAACCAGTAGCGGGAGGGGAAGCATTACCGCCACCACCGCCACCGCCGGAACCACCAAGCCAACCTGTACGCACTACATCGCTGTTAGCCCCGCCGCCTCCACCACCGACGGCGTAATAGGAACCTATTCTGCTTGCGGCACCCGGCATACCTTGCCAGTTAGAAACGCTTGTTCCTCCAGCGCCAACGACTACTGTCGCTGTGCCAGTTGGGAAAAAGGCGTTAGTAATTTCAAGATAACCTCCGGCACCGCCACCACCTCCGTGCTCGCTAGCGCCCCCGCCTCCGCCTCCCACCACAACAATGTCCGCATACCCAGCGGTAACAACATTCAGCGAACCATTACCCGTAAACGTCCAATAGTCATACGTCACACCACCTTCGGTGTAGTTACCTGTAGCGGCATCCGTGATAGTCGCTCCACCAATACGAGAGGGAGTGTTGAAGCCTTGAACGGTTGAAAGTTTATTGATAGCCATTAGACCGCTACTCTCACTATGACAATTCCGCTACCGCCAGCGCCGCCAGCGGCAACAAAGCCACCACCACCACCGGTGCCAGTGTTTGCTCCACCAGCAGTTCCTACACCAGAACCAGACGGGGAACCGCCTGCTGCATACGTTGTTGATGCGCCAGTAATACTGTTGGACGTACCTGCTCCACCCGAACCCGAACCCTGTCCACCAGCACCGCCTGAACCTCCACCGCCACCGCCATTAGCACTACCGGATGTGTTCCCGTTATTGCCTTGCGTTGAGAAAACAAGAGCGCTACCGCCAGCCACAAGTGCGCCGTTCTGATTAGAACCGCCACCGCCACCGGAACCGCCGTTACCCCCATTAGCCCCTGAGGAGGATGGGGATGCGATTCCGAAGCCTCCAAGTCCACCACCTAGAGTGACAAAAGTTCCAAAACGGGAATCGCTGCCTACTCCACCGCTAACACCGCTACCCGTACCGGCGCTGCCGCCTCCACCGATTGTGACAGTAAATGTAGATATTTGTGCATAGTATGAGGTCAAGTAAAGATAGCCGCCTGCTCCACCGCCACCACCGACACCACCCCCACCGCCGCCACCGCCGCCACCGGCAGCGATTAGAACATCAAGAAGTCCTGCCTGGGTAACGGTAAGTGACCCATTACCAGTGAATGTGTAATAGTTGTAGGTGATTCCACCGCTGCTGTATGTCCCGGTAGGCGTGCCGCTAATCACAGCATTAGACGGTGTGGTGACCCTGCTCAACCCTGAGCGGCTAAACGAACTAAGAGCCATGTCTAGGAAATCTCCGTCAGGAACGCCGAGAAACCAACAGTCGAAGCAGACGACGACACACGCAAATACTTCTGCGGGTCAAGGCACACACCCAGCGTCAACGCGATAGTGTCATTACCGGCAACAACCGCGTCATACACAATAAACTCCTGATCCGCCGGAGTACCAGCAGTCGTATCCGTACCCACACGCACAGTCACATTAGACGACGCGCGGTTAGCGATAACGATAGACGAAATCACCGCCTCAGTAGCGGCAGGAGTCGTGTACAGTGTGGCGTACGTGCCGGTAGAGGACGTGCCGTTAACTTGCGAATACTTGTAGGCGTTAGCCATCGGTCATGCTCCCATCAAAAAGAACGAACTGAAATCCCCACCACCGGCAGCAGCAGCCCACTTAACCCCACCAGTCTGGGTTGAATCGGCAGTGAGAACAAAATTGTTAGTACCAACAGGAAGCCGAGCAACAGTGTCAGCGGCAGTACCAACAATAAGATCACCCTTAGCGTCCACAATAGTCGGGGCAATAAACCCAGTACCATTAATGAACGAGTTAGGTTCATCGAAATCGCGGGCACTAACACCATGATTCACGGTGGCACCAGCGTCATGCGACTTACCCGTCGTTCCATCCACTGCGCGAGTAACCGTCAACGTCGTGCCACTACGGGCAGTAACCTCAACGATCTCCTCGTTCACCGTGTCCTGATCAATGATCAGCGTGTACGGGTAAGATGCGGGCCAACCAGAAACAGCGACAACACCCACAGTGGTTTGGCTGGCATCAATACCAGCGGACAGCGTGGTGCGTGCCGCTGTAGATGAATAGTATCTACGCGCCATTCTTTTCCTTTACCTAGCGGGTGAAATAACTGCGAACAGGGAATATTCTTTGCAAGCCACCCTGCTCCTCAGCAAGACGGACCTGGTACATTTGCAGCAGGAACCTCGACAAGGACGCTGCATTGTTTTGGTTGCGGGGCTGACCGGAGTAGTCCGCCTCAGCCGACTGTCCCGACAAGTGGGCAGAGTCAAAGAACGGCGTCAAACGGTAGGCTGCACCGAACTTGATCAGATCCTCACACGACGACGGCAAACCAGTCACCGTGCTGAACTCGTCACTATCATTCGACAAGGCGGTCGGTTCCTTCGTGTACACAACCTTGATAGTGCGACCAGGCACGATCATGTCGTAGATGCTGACAGACACCCCGGTAGAGAACGACCCGGTAGCGGCGTGCTTGTCCACCCTCATGCGACGGACAGGCATCCACTCCCTACTCGGTCCAGTGGTCTGCCACGCAACCTGCAGCACGTCCAGTGCCCCAGTGGGGAGAGAGTACGTGGAGATGGCTGGCTGGTACGTGAACGTTGTGCTACCCACAGCGAACAACTCTGGGTACACTGACTTGATTGCGTCGTTGAGTGCGTCCTTCACCATCTGCCTGGGGAACATGGGGGACGACACGACACGATCACCGATAGAGTGCGCTGACGCTGTGGTTCCACGGAACCCGCGACCGTACGGCGGGACAGTGAGAGTCCCAGCGGACGAGTCCAGGCTGTCTACCCAAATGATCTCGTCACCGATCTCAACGATGCCGCGAGAAACCGCCGTGGCGTCATCCACGTTCACGGTCAAACCAGTAGCCGACAGTGCCCCAGTCAAGTAGGTGGCCTGGTCCTGCAGTGTCGTGTAACCGTACAACTGCATAAGCATCTGGTCCGTTAACTGGCTAAACGTACTCATCAGTTGCTCGCATTCACAAAACGGGCCGTGTTCTTGTTCACGATCATGGACGCTGGGGGCATAGTATTTGCATCATACGGACGACCCAGGTGACGAGAAGCAGTCTCAGCCTGACGGACCTTCTCAACAGTCGTTCCTTCCGGTTGGATACCGTTACGCCTAGCAGTCTCATACGCGGCTAGGTCACTTTTCGTCTTCGACCACATGGACGACAAACCGGACGTTGCGGTTGCGTTGATCGTCGGGTTCGCTGCCTGGAGGCATTCCGCGTACGAAGAGTGGTTCTTGGTTTTGCAACCAGTGCGGCAGTTACTCTGTGACAATGTATGCCCCGTATCCTGCCGCTATCACAGCGGCCTCCGACTCGTCATCCAGAATGTTTGTTGCGCCGCCACGGAAGTAGTAGTCCGCGTCAGCGATAGACTCTTGTGCCGGGAAAGTTTCCAACACGCCAGTCGTGCCAGTGATCAGCAGTGCCTGACCGTTGTCGATTGGGTAACGCTTCAACAGGATATTGTCCGTGTAGGTCAGTTCAATCGTGGGAAGCACCAGGTACTTCGATGGGACGTACACTGTCGCTGTCAGGTCAGACGAAAACACCATCGGTCTACCAGCAACTGGTGCCACAACAAACATTGTGGAACTGAGGCCACTGTCGGAGTCAAGTGTCGCGTTAGCGAACTGAACACGGGTTGATGTTGCCACAAGATCCGACGACCCGATGACGATAGACGCCGCCGCGTTTATCACCTTCACCGTGATAGTGAGATCAACCTCTGCCGACATGGACGCTGAAGCGAACAGGACTGCAGAACCGTCAGCCACCAGGCTAGATTCGGAAGACAGGCTAGAGGCAGCGGATGCCGTGATCTTCGCGGCAGAAACCAAGTCAGACTCGCCACTCATAGTGGACTCACCGGCAGCGATAACGAACAATGCTGAGGTGAGATTAGACTCGGCAGATAGCGTGGCAGAACCAGTGAATGTCAGGCCGTAGCCCAACATTTGAACAACTGGTTCAGTGATATCAACCAGCATTACGACAGGCTAAGAGTCACAGACGAGGTAGCGAACTCAACACTGTCACCCGCAGACACGGTGCGGGAGTTAGTCAGCGGCCCGTACGCGAGACGCTTCGGTGTTCCAGCCGAATCGTAGATTTCAATACCGACCACGGTGCACGCGGGCATACCCGTGAACGTCACGGCGGAACCGTTAGAGATAGAACCAGAAGATGCGGCACCGAACGTGATCGTCTGGCGTGCATACGACCCGCCAGTCACCTCAGTGCCGGGTGCAGAATCAGAACCGTTAGCGGTCATCAGGGCAAGTTTGATCGGCGTGGTGACAGTGTACGCGGAAGTACCCACCAGCGCGTCAAGCAACTGATTCTCAATAGTGTTAGGGAGATTGTCAGCCACGCTGAATCCTTATCTTGTAGAAAGTACAGAATGTTGCGTGGAGGCCACACCCGCAATATGATGTGGCCCCCACAGCCATGCAACTAGGCGATGGACGAACCGGACTCAATCCGGTAAAGGGCATCGTTACGGTAGATAGCCCAACCCTGAAGCGAGTACCAACCCACCGGGCGGAACCGCATCAACTTGTCAACCACGGGACCGATCACGACACCCGGCTCAACGGCGGTCGCCTCAGCGAGCGCCTGCTGGCCTGCGATGATCGTGCGGTACACCTTCGCGGACGTGGTGCCGTCATTAGCGGTGTACGCACGCGGGGTTTCCACGACGTATGCACCACCGTAAACGCCAGTCGTCGCGTTGAGGATGTTCCCAACGTTCGGGTCCGTGTACTTACGGATATCCTCGAACGAGAGGGAGCCAGTCTCCGAACGGAGATCGTGCGCAACCTCGGGGTGCATGTACGCTGCGTACAGCATGCCCTCACGCGGGATCGCGTTCGCGGCACGCATCTTGGCGACAGCCTTACGGATGTACTCGCCCTCGATCACGTCGGTCGCGGTGACACCGGAAGTGGCAGTGTTGCCAGTTCCCGCGTAGATCACGTTGGTGCCGGTGATGAGAGTGGACACAACCAACTTGTCGATGCTGTCAGCCATGTTGTAGGCAACAATGTTGGCGATAGCCGGGTCCACGTCGCTGAACGCGAACTCACCCAACTTGCGGGTGTTCAGCACGGTGTTGCCGTACTCGTTCAGCGTGACAGTGACAGTGTTAACGTCCGACAGGGCCACAGCGTTCGGGTCAACAGTCTCAGAGAGAGTGCTGGTCGCCGCCGCGAGATCCTGGTAGAGCGAGAACACCACGGACGAACCAGGCATGGCTTGCTGCACCGGGCGCTTGTCGGCCAGGTTGCGGAACAGCGGCTGCGAACGGAGAGCGAACTCAACGTAGCGGTCGTATGCTGCCTTAACCAGACCAGCCATAGCGCTGGTAGAAGTGTAAGCATTGCTCATAGTAGTGTTTCACCTCCTTGGTGAATAGATGTGATTGGTTACTTTTGAGGCTATACAGCCTGCGGACCCATAGAGTTCCCGAACAGCACCCGATTAAGTTCCTCGGGTGTGGATGCTGCACGAATCAGCGCATCCAACTGTTGGGGATCACCAGAGTAGGTTTCACCGGACTGCTGCGTTGCAGCGATACGGTTAATTGCCTGCAGTTCTGGACTTGGAGCCGCAGGTTGCTCCTCACTCGAAGCCTGGACACCGAACACGTCACCGTACTCGGACACCCACGCCTCAACCTCCTCAGCGGAGGTGACATCCTCGGGGATAAACTTGGAGATCTTCTCCGGTAGCCCCTTGGACGCCAGTACGTCCTTGACTGAGCGTTCACGAAGGCTGTTCTTCATGGACTGCAGTTGTTCCTGCAGTTCTTTCTTCTGCTTCTGTGCCTCCTTGTAGGCTTTCCGCAGTTCCTTCATAACGTTTGACTGATTCTGAGCGTCCCCAAAATTGTCGTCGTCGTCCCAGTCGAAATCGGACATTGTAACTCCCAACTATTCATATAGGTGAATCGCTACCCACACAACCCTCTGGGGGGAGGATTGTGGCTGTAACTGCCGGTCTGTTGCACCGCCAGGGCCGGTCGGTCTGGCTGGGAGTGGAGCGTGTGGGAGTCGAACCCACGTTAGGCAGAGCCACGGGCCAGTAGTACTGGGAAACCGTAGGGTACCTCTATCCGATACGCCCCGTATTCAGTTATACGCTCGGTGCCCTACTCAGGGTTCCGGTTGTCACACCGGACGTGCCACCGAACCGGGCACGTTCACGAGACTGCAAGCCGCGAACACGCCTCTGTGCCGCCTCGTCAAGTTCCAACTGCCCAAGGGCAGTCTCTTCCGCAGTCAACATGCCACCCTCCAACTGGGCCAAACGGCCAGTGGAACGTTGGGTTGCTGCGATTTGTGTCAACTGTGGCTCAATCTGTGTGCCCATGATGTCACGTTCGCCACCAAGGAACTCACCGATACGCTCGGACACACCGGCACCGAACTCCAGTCCTGCACGCTGCGCGTACCCGCCGACAATAGCGGCGTTAGCGCGACGCTGGATCTCGCCAGTCGTACGCTGCGGGTCAAGGACATATGCTGTGAGGGTCGCCGGGTCAACGTTGTAAAACCGCTGCAGACTGTCGCGGACTTCCTGCGGTGTCTCAGCCACGACACGCTGGGCATCTGTGATGCGGTCACGGACCTCGTTCACGGACAGTGAGAAGTCGCCCACAAGTTTGCCGATAGCGTCATACTCCGCTTGCGTGCCAGCCTGACCAAGGTAGTCCCGCAGTCCAGCCTCACGAAACACCTGACGGTACTGTGATTCTAGGTTGAGGTATTCTGCCTCATTGCGAATATCAGGGATACCACGCTGCTGCAAAGTGAGCATACCCTTGAACCGCTGCTTGTACGGTTCTGTCTGGCGCAAACGCTCTGCAATGACGTTGACATTTGTTCCCCACTGGTTAATTAGGGATTCAACTTGACCACTGAGTGAACCTAAACCGTACTGATCTAGGATTCCACGAAGGAAAGAAGATGCTCCTTCTCGCGCCTCTCGGCGTGCGGCAAGAAGATCCTCTTGCAGCATCCGGTAGTAGTCAATCTCCGCCTGGGAAGGACCGGAAGGTGCTGGCTGTCCACCACCACCACCCCCATCTCCGCCACCGCCTCCCCCTCCACCGCCGCCTCCGGCGTCGGACGGGGTTGCTGGGCGAGGCGCACCTGGCTGTTGAGTTCCGCCTGGAACATTTGATGCTGTTCCACCAATAAATTGACCACCACCAGCGGGAGTCCATTCAAGTCTACGCGGCTGCCGCATAACCTCTGGGAAAAGACTACTCATCAGCGGAATCCAAACATCTGCAACAACTGAGTACCCACATCCGTGTACGTCTTATAAGCATTATCCGTGTACTGCCAGCGTGGATCTTCACGAACCTGGCGCTTGAAGTCATACAAGGGAACAACGCTAGGCTTCCCGTCAGCACCAACGCCCTGCATACCACGTTGAAGAAGAGGATCATCCAGATTGATTTCTTCTGGATCCATCTCCAGCAGAGAAGCCATAGTATCCCGATACGGTGCGGCAATGTCCGCAGGATCCATGCCCTGCGCTATCCTATCTGACCATGCCGGGTATGCGCCCATGAGATACGTGCGCCGCAAGTCGTCCTTTACGTCTTCAAGGGTAGTAGCACCAGAACCGATACGGCGAATGTAGTCCTGAATCATGGTTGGGGCAATAGTGATACCGTTTGCCCTGGCCCAAGTTTGCAATGCTGACTGTGTTACACCAGCAGCACCGCGGAAATCGCCATCAGTCGGTGTAACAAACTCGACAAGACGCTCTAAAGTTTGTTGCTGGTTTAAGCCAAGGCGACGCTGTTGCTTAACAAGATCCTCAAACAACTGGTCGCTGATACCAGTAGCGCCAATACCAGCAGCCTGTGCCTTCAGGTTGGCAACATCACCAGAAATACTTTGACGGTAATCAGTCGGGTTTTCTAGTTCCTTGCGAAGATCATTAATGTAAGTGGCACTATTATTAACCCACCAAGGCCGCTCTTCAAGTTCAAGGAAGAAACGCTCCTTGCTGATCTTGCCCTTGGACTCATTAAACCTGCGAGCAAAATCAATAAACCAATTCTTCAGATCCTCGTCTTGCTCCATGATAATGTAAGACTGACCAAAAAGCCTAGCGATCTCCTCGCGGCTCTTTGCCTCAAACTTAGACTTACCTTTACCGGGCTTATTGCCTGGACGACGCTCGGGTGTCATTTCAGACATTCTCCTGCATCCTCCTGTTTAATGCCTCATCAAACCAGGACATGAGAGTCGTGGCCTTCTGAAACTCCTGATACTCTGGCTTCTTGGAAAGAATATTCGTAACAATATCTTGGCGACCCTGGGCGGTAAGACCTTGCTCCGTGGTGCTGAAACCCCTACCAGCCTGGGTGATCTGGGGTTCTTCCATCTCGGCCTTGCGGGTGCGATTCAAGATGCGCTCAAACTCTTGATCCGTAATTCCACGACCAAGCATTTCTAAAGCAACAGCATCTGCTGTAGCGCGAACATCGGACTCAGCCGCTACAGTTCGTGTAGCAACCGGGCCACGGTACCTTCCAGCATCTTCCTCTTTGGGGGGAGAGGTTGATGCGTACCAAGACATCCAATTCCAAAACGGCTTGTCCCCACCAGAGTTCACGTAAGGAACATAAACCTCTGCAGCCAACTGCAGGGCACTAGCAACATACGCCGGATACTTAGCGTTCTCTTTTTTGAGAAATGGTGTCGCAGTCAAAACACCAACAATGGCGTCATACTGTGGGTCACGATTAGCGCCCATCGCGTAAACCGAAGAAACAATTTCGCTTAACGGAACCTGATCAACTTTCTCAACACTTGGCCTAGCGCCAGCATACGGCCCCTGAACCGGGACAACTCTTCTGCCAAGAAAGATTAGTGGATCTTTAGTTTCGTCAACATCAGCATCCCTAAGAGCCTCCGCTTGTTTTGCGACTCTGGCGAGTAGTTCATCGCTCACGAAATCTCCCTAAAGTCATCGCGGTCAAGATACTGGTCATAGAAATCGGCAAACCCAATATCTTTCTGCCTCATCTCAAACGCCGCAGCGTAACCAAGTTCCTTAATGGCCCGCCTACGGTCAGGATCTTTTGTTTCCGAAAGTATGCCAGCCAACTGATCCCGCATAGCAAGATAGTCGGCAAGCATTGACATTGTTTTGTCTTCATTGATAAGTTCCGCGTTGTCCACCAAAATACGTGCACCCTGGATAAACAACGGCAACTTGTCAGAGTAATTTTCTCGCTCGATACGCCAACCCTCAAAACGTGCACCGATCTCACGTTCAGCATCTTTAAGAAGATCCTTCAGGGGCTTTGCCTTATCCGCCTCTAGGCTGGAATATCCACGACGGATTGCCTCATCTTCAAGGTAATCCTTAATCTTCCAGTATTCGCGCCACCCATCCGCAACCTCGTTATTGTAAACAAGTTCACTCGGCGTCAATTTCCTGCGAATCTGAACCTGACCTGGACCAAGGCGCTTTGCAGCAAACTCGCCATAGACGGCATATGACCAAGGCTCATCAAAAGAACCCATGTTCCCAAACATGCCAACAAGTTCAGGATTCAACTCGTATAACTTGTTAACAAGTTCAGGGTTCTTTGTTATGCGTTGCCAAGATTCCAAGTTGGGTCGCAACTTTGTTTCGGTCAAAGAACCGGAACGGGTAATGGCAAGAAGTGCGTCACCAAAGTCAGGAAACTTATCCTGAAACGCCTTAATCTTTTGGTTGTACGTTAGCGACTCGTCATCAAGAAGTTTATTCCAGAAATCGCGCTGTGGCTGATATGGTGAACTGATGGTTCCCTGGAACGCCATGAAACCAGCAGCACCAATCTGCCAAGTCCAGTAACGTTCGGCCTTCTTTTGAATCCGCTTCATATCGGAATCTGTTATTGCGCGACCATCCAACTGCGCCTTAATGTACTCATCCTCAATGATCTGATTGTACGTTGTCAGATAAGCATTATCGGAATCAGTTCCATTCCACATCTGCTTCAACCTGCGACCAAGCGTAGGTATTGCAGCCTCAATCAAATCAAGATTGGGGTTAGCAGACGGAACAATCTGGGCATACATTTCGTCACCCAGGGCATTCCGAAGAACTTCTGCGTCTTCTGGTTTTCCGCGAAGGAACAGGGCGGTCGGTATACCGACAGCGGGACCGATCCCAGCAAACCACCATTCAGCACCAGGAAGCGCAACATTGAAAGTCTGCTGACGGTATCGCATTTCCTGACCAGGAAGGAACCTGTTGAATGGGCCAAAATCTTTTTCCACAAAGCGAGCAACAACTTCTGGCATCATGATGAAGTGACCCTCATCACGTAGCATATTGCTTCGCTCAACTGGTTCGCCGTACTCATTAAACACAAGACCAAGATTGTTGGGGATATTCCAGAAAATGTTTCCGTACCCAGCAATAGCGGGGTTATCCCAAACAATCTTGCCCCAAGTGCGGATGCTGTTTTCCCACGCCGGGAAGAATGGGGACACAAAGCGAAGCATCGTTGCCGCATTCGACAAGCGATCAATCGTGTACATTGTTTCCCGCGTAGCCTTCAACGCTGCACGATGTGCGCTCTTACTTATGCGATTTTGCACTAGAGGTATCGTGATATCAATACCATTGTCAAGTGCATTGTTGTAAAGCCTACGCTGCTCAGTGTCAAAAATCTCTGCATAGAAAGGATGGCGAAGCATTTTGTTTTCTGGTATTGTTCCAAGAATGTTCATGGCCGCGTTAGTGAAACTATCGACCTTGCCCTTGGCCTTCATGAAAACATTCGCGCTGGAAATACCATCTTGGATTCGACCAGGAATAGCCGGAAGATCCATGCCCTTAAACCCGGCAGCAACCTCTGCTGGCGTCAACTCGTGGTCAAGGGCCAACTGGCGAAGGCCGGTATCCGCTGGCATTTCATTGTTTAGGCGACGCACCACATTCTCAATGTATGCGTCAACATCCTGCTCGCTACGAAGAGGACGATCCTTAGTTGACAGTTGTTTCCTGTAGTTTTTTCCGGCTGGAGACATAAGGAAAGCCTTAATGTCTTCAATCGGTCGATCCTCCAGAATCATCTTACCAACAGGATCTGTGCGATACCGGCGATTAATTCTCAAAGCAAACTCGTCAAAGTAAGTTTGCATTTCTTCCGGCTTCAACTTCTTCGGATCAAGGGTCTTAAAATCGGCAGACGCTTCCAGTGCCGCTATACGGCGACCGACAGCGGCGTCAAACGTCATGTACGTTGTGCGGTCTGCGGACGACGCAAGAAGGGCAATAGCACCATCTTGACCCTGAAACGCACCCGGCATCTCCATGCCATCTCGCATAATGTTTGCCCTGCGGCCAGTTATTTTACGCTTTGACGCTGCCTCACGAGCAAGTTTGGTTGCTGCCAGCACTTTAGCACTAATGTCATCAATCTCTTTTAGGATTGAATCTTCAACGCTAATAATATCAGCCAACTCTGGCTGTGCAGGATCGTACTTTTCGGTGCGAACTTTGTCGTACTTCCTGCTAATTTTGTTGTACTCCTTCTGCAAGGAGTCAACCTCTGTCTGAACATTTCTTGGAAGGGCCGTGCTTCCAGGTATCGCGTTAGCGTCACGAAGAACACGGATCCTATCCTGGATGTCCTGCATCTTGTCCTGCAGTTTTTGCATCTCAGGAAAACCAGCATTGGTTCTGGTTTCTTCTATAATGAGTCTGGCGTCAGCAAGATTTTGGTAGGCATCCATGAGTCTACGTTCTTCTGCACGCATACTCTTAGTGCCACGACGAGCCTTTGCGTAATAAACAGCATTAGCCGGTAGGCGAAGCCAAGCCTCGGGATTTGACGCAATCAGGCCAAGCGTTGCAAAGGCACGCATAGAACCTTCAATTATGTTACGTTGCGTGTAACCAAGGCGCAGAAGAACACTGACTTTCCACAGGCTATTCAGGTAATCCGCACCAACAACAAGATCGTCCTTGCCGCGAAGCCAACTGTTCCGCTTAATGACGTTACGAAACTCTTTAACATCAAGAAGTGGTGCAACTTGATCTAACTCGCCATAAAAGTCGGGAACTTTTACTTGCTTGCCAGTGTCTGGGTCAACATAAAAGTTTGTCTCACTCTTGGCTATGTTCTCCAGTGCCGCACCGCGACGACGGACATAGCCGTTGTAAAGTTTCCTAGCCACCTTGGTCGAAAGGCCAGCCTCTTCCGCAATAATAGAAGCAATACGGGCCTCTGCTGCGGCAAGAACATTCTTTCTGGCGGTAACCGTACGAGCCATAGCAAAATCATTCAAGATCATCGCTGACTCTTGCTGATTCAAAGGTGACTTAGTTAGCCAAGCAGTAACCTCATTAAGGGACTGTGCACCGTCGGCACCATCCTTTAGATTTACGATACCATTTGGCGTGCCCTTGCCAAGCCAACGGATAACTTCTAGCGGACGTGAACCCGCAATACCTTCAATGGTATCGTACACCAAATTACCACGAGAAGAACTTGATGTTGTTACTGGAACGCGCTTGAAAGCGTTGTTCTCAAACTGTGCGCGATTAGCGCCAGTTCTCCATGCACTAGCCGCACGAACACTCATCGGGCTAACTGTGGAACCTGCACGCATAATCATCTGACCAGAAGTAACCAATTCGGGATACTTTGACAGCATTTCGTAAACCCTGCCGTCACCAAGTTTCAACTGGTCTTCGGTTAGTTTTATGCCAGCGGTTGCGGCATCGTAGAGGTTCTCACCAACTGGTGCCATTGTGTCGACGCTAATTGCATTCGCTGCCGCCTCATAAAACTCGTCACTTTGTTGACGAAGTTGCGCCCAAGAAGCGGGATCCCCAGCCATAGCGCCAATAAGATACGATGCGGTAATTGGATCCTCAACGCTTGTAGCACCAAGCAGAGCGCGAGTGTCTCGTGCATTTGTTGAAGACTTTACCCAAGGATGGTTTACAAGTTCATCGGCGTTCTTCTCTAAAACCTCAATCAGGTACTCGCCCTGTGCGTTAATTCTTCCACTTGACCTGGCACCTTCAATTCCAAGTTCTTGGATTGCTTTTGCCTGATCATCAATGGTGGAGGCGAAATCTCTGATCTGTGTGGTTGTGCGAAGAGCCTTATTTGTTACTCCGCCAAACTCACCAACTTTGGTTCCAAAGCGAATAAGGTTGCTGACCTTTCCGCCAATAATCGTCGGGTCTGCGGAAACAAGCCATACCGCATCGGCAAAGCCAGAACTAATCTGGCCCATTCCGCCAGACTCAAACGCTGCCTTGCGATCCTCCTCGCTAAGAATATCAAACTCTTTGCTGTAAAGAATATTTGCTGGATCCTGTTGCTGTCCAACCGCGTTTGTGATTGCGAAAGGAAGAGCGGTTGAAACGTTAATCAACCACCCGGTAGTGCCAGAACGGGCATTGATGGCTGCGTTTGCCGCAACAACCTGACCAAGACTAATGTTTTGTGCCTGTTCCCAGTCAAGTGTTTGGGTACCACCGGGAAGGAAAGACATGAGAGCAGCCCCGAGATGGTTCATCTGCTCACTGCCCCAGTTCATGACATTAATGGCAGTCTCTGCGGCAGACAGTGGTGCACCGATAGCAGTACCCACGGTCTTCTGGTAAATGGGGATGTTGCTCATCCAGCCAGAAGTTCCACGAAGCAAACCGCCCATGTCATCTGGGACAATGTTGTCCATGACATTAAAGAAACCACTAATCAGCGAGCCGTCAGTGGCCTCTTGCGGAAGTTCATCCTCAATCTTTGGAACATCTGGACGATCTACTGGATAGTCTTGCCCAAACCTTCTTGGATCAATCCCGGTGCCAGACTTATTGTTTGCTGCGGGAGGCCGGTTCTTTGGGGAGTAGTTCAATACGGCTTGCCCGAAAGCATCAGGATCAAACTTTACTTTTCCATTAGCCATCACAGACCACCAGCGGGTCGAGTGATAGCGTCAAGAAAGTCTTCAAGGTCAGAGTCATTTTGCCAGTTGACCATAGACAAACCCCAAACAAGGCCCACATCTTGCGTACCAAGTTTGCTAACAATAGTATCTACGTTATCCACAAAACGTGGCACTAAACTCCACCCTGCGCGTTACGTAGATGACGTACAAACCTCTTAAAGCCATCAGGAATATTTGGATCCTGTGCCATAACCATTAAGTCAGGCATGTACCTAGAAAGAAGTTGTGCATCATTCTGTGCAATATTAAGTCTACCAGGTGACGTTTGGGGACCCTCACCTGGACCAAAGGGCGCACCAGCCGTAACTGGTTCATCCGGTCGTTCGGTCGGGGCAAACAGTGGAGTAGGACCACCACCACGACCGGCCTTTGGGCGAGGTGCGCGGGCAGTCGTCTGACCGGCAGCCGACATCGGTGCGGCAGCCTGCATCGTGTTAAACTCCGCATTCTCGCCATACGGCATACCCGTCATGTTTGCGAGAGTCTGCTGCGGGCCACCATCCGTGCGCTGCGACAACTGACCAGGACCAGAAACAGGTGCCGGGTTACGGGGAGTACGCTTACCACCCTGACCGTTAGCCATTATCCTCATCCTCCACATAGACGATACGCGGGTCCACAAGTTCCTTCTCAGGAACCGGACCAAACTCGTCCTCATCGTCGTCGTCGTCGCCAAACACGCCATACTGCGAGAGAGTCATCATCGACTGGTCCAGCAGTTTGCTCATGCGCGTGATCATGTCGTCCGCAACATCAGGCGACCACGACACTCCTTGTGCCACGATAGCCAGATGCAGGTCAAGGTAGGCAACATGCACACTCATATCCCTAGCCGGAATCTTCATCATGCTGCCCCTATCCCTAAACTACTTGCTGCCCTTGGTTCCCTTGGTGTGAACACCCTGCTTGATCATGTCCGCGTTGGACGACTTGCTGCCTGCTGCACCCTTAATCGGGGCGGAGACATGCGGCTTTCCGTGCGTTCCCTTGTTGGGCTGCGCCATTACTGCTCCTCTACCATTTGACTTTATCAGCCCAATACGCGGCTGACATTTTACCTTTTTGAATGTTCTTAGCGTGACGTGCCTTGAATGATGCCTGCCGCTTCGTTGGCTGCCTGTCACCAGTGACACCCTGCTGCCCGAAACGGATCGTCTTAACCTGCGAACCCTCCTTAGCCACAACAACATGCGACTTAGTGGGGTGATTTGGTGTGCGCTTCGGCTTGTTGTAGCCAGACACACCGGCACGCTTCAAACGCGGGTCAGGCTTACTTGCCATTATGCGGCCTCTTCTTGTGATACGCCTTACTAGCCTTAATAGCCTCTTGCTTCGACTTCGCACCAGACTGCTTAGTCACGTTGATACGGCCACCCTTACCCTTAGGATGCTCTACAACGTAGTCACCGGACTTGTTCTTCTTGAACGTGTGCTTAACCCCGGTGATCTTCCTAACGGCCACGAGCAGCCCTCATGTTATCTACAAGGTTCGGGTACTTACGTCCAGCCTTCTTCGCTGCAGCCTTAGCCTTAGCCTTCTGAGCGGGCGATAGCGGGGTAGACTTCTTCTTCGGGTTGGGCTTCTCCCACACCGGCTTCTTACTTGCCACGCTTCTTCGCCTTCTTCTTGGCCATGCCAGCCTCAGACATTGCGATAGCGACAGCCTGCTTGCGGGACTTCACGACCGGACCCTTCTTGCCGGAGTGCAGTGTGCCTTCCTTGAACTCCCGCATAACCTTGCGGACTTTCGCCTGCTTTTTAGCGGCCACGACTTTTACCTTTCGGCTTGTTTTGGGGATTAGGTTTACCCCAAAGGCCAGCGAGATACTTCTCGTAATCAGCCGTACTCATAAACGGCTTCCCACCGCTAGGTTTCGGCTTTGGCTTGGGCTTCGGGTTACCCTTGGACATTTTACCAGGCATTACTGGTCCTTTGACGGCTTCGCCAGGGGCGACACGGTAGTCTTAACGTTTGGCATTACGGAAGAATCCTCGGGATGGTTACCTTCCCCACCGGCCTTACCAGTGGGGTCCATCCAGCAGCCACACGAGATACACATAGTTACTTCTTCTTCTTCTTGGCGGCAGCCTTCTTGACGGCCTTCTTCGGCATTTCCTTCATCATCGGCTTCATCGACTTGCCAGCCTTCTTACCGTACATCATGCTGCTCCTAGATAGGTAGGCGGCGAGAAATACCCGCCGATAACTGGGGCTGACCACCAGCACCCAAAGATGCCATAAGCATCTGCAAATCGGGGCGACCACCAGCAGCCATGCCAGCCTGACCAGCGGCCACGCCACGCAGAAGACCACTAGACGACAAGCCCTCTAGGTTTTCACCTGGACCACCGGGGGGAGCCTCACCAGGGGTGCCGACCATCCCTGCGGCTTCCGCACCTAGGGACTCAACCCCCGGCGGTACAGGCATCTCCTCAGGCATAAACGCCTCAGACACAACCTCTTCAATAGGTTTGCCCTTTTGACGGCCAAGGATAATCGCGGACAGGCGTGACAGAATCTCGCCAGGGTCTTGACCCGCTTGTGCGAGAACGGGAATAGCCTGGGCGTACCCGGCTACAGCCTGCTTCAATGCGTCGCGCATCTCTTCGATATCGACGCGCTGCTCCTCCTCGGATGCGTTCAAGGCGAATGGCATTTGTCGCCTGAGGAAGTCGCGCGAAATCAGGCGGTCACCGCGAGCCTGCAAACCAAACACCAGTGCACGGTTCGGGTCCAAACCGGCCATGAGGCCATACTGGACATCAACCGTGTGGTCGCCCTTGATATCAGTATCGGGGCGGTAACGGATCTCGTACGGTGTGCCGTCAGCGTTTCCACGCAACGTCTTTGTCTCGCTGCCGAAAAGTGCTTCGTCAACGAGGAAAGCCTTACGCACCAGGTTCTGCAACGTCTTAGCGAACATTGCCTGACCCGTGCGGATCTGGGTATCGAACCCGGACATGAGGGACTGCACGCCACGGCCAGTAACGATACTGCCCTCAACCTCGCCAGTCCTAGCGTTCGGGTAGCGGGAGCCCTGACGCAACTCCTGGTCAAGGAGCCCCTGCTGGGCGAACGCGGCCTGCGGAACCTCAATCGGTACGCGGCGCACACGCTCACCATTAGCGGTACGGATAACAGCATCCGGCCCTAGGGAAAGTTCCTGCGCGTCAGGCGGAAGCACGATAGGTGCCTGCACGCTCTTGGTTGCCGCCTCCAGTGACAGGAGAGCGAAACGTGCCTTGGCGACCTGCACCGCGAGAACGTCATCAAACTGCCCGTGCGACTGTGTATCGACACCGGGGCGTTGTGTCCACTCAATCAGGCATTCCCCGATTGGGTTCTTTACCTGCTCCAGAATGATACCGTTGCGGGTCGGCAGGAACAGCATGTCCACGTCACGGTCGTGGTAGCGGACAACCTCAATCAACTCCAGCCCAGTGGAGGACTGTCGGATGATTGACTCTGCGTGCGGGTACATGGCGACAAGTTCGTCACGGTTCTTGTAGAACGAGAAGAACCCAGCCTTGCAGAAACCCCAACGGTCAAACACGGGGTATGCGCCCACGGAATCCATGAACGTGATGCGCGGCATACGGTCGTCGGCGTCAATCTCAATCATCGCCGGGACGAAACCGTACGTGAAATACCTGTCCGTCGCGGTGTACATTTGACGCTGCAGGTCAGAGAAGTCAATGTAGCCGTTCACGATCCTGGTGCGCTTCTCAGCGAACCGGCGACCAGAATCCGTGATCATCTTGGATGATGCACAGTTGAACGCGGGCAGCGGGGCAAGCACCTCAGCGAGGTCACGGGCCGCGACATCGACCATGTTCGCCACGATGCCCTGATCGAACGGGCCGTCAGGGAACAGGTCAGGGTACACGTCCCTCATGCGGCCTTGGCGGACAGCAAGAACCTGCTGCATCTTGCCGTCACGTTCAGCGAACTGTGCCTTGATGCGGTTGTAGTGTGCGCTCACATCGCGGATACGCGCATTGGTTGGTTCACCAATCGCCGTAATGTCGCCGTAATTGATACTCAAACGCTTCTCCTACGCTCCGATGGGGTTCCATGCCCCTGCTGCTTCAGCCTCCAACAGGCTGACGGTGCGCTGCTGGTCCCTATCCCACTTAGTCAAGAACGGGTTGTTTACGTGCGTGCGGGTGTAGTTCGATGCCAACATAACCCGGTCCCTGCAGGCAAGTTCAGCGAACCACAGGGCCATCACGATGTCTGTCTTCTGGTTCTTCGGCGCGTCAGGGTGCCAGGTCACCAGTTGCTCCACGAGCGACTTCGCCGCCTCGTTGCCGTGCGTAGACGGAAGTTCAATAAGTTGCCGCTTATCCTCCCACCCGTTGAAGAGGGTGGTCATGGAGGCGACACCGAAATCTGCGTCATGCTTGTTTTGGCCGGTGAAGTGGGGGCGAATCACAGTGCCCCGTGCCGCACAGAACTCGTTAATCTCGCGGTCGTGCACCAGGAACCCTTGGAAGCCGTTACGTTCAATACGCCACTCAATAATCTTGTAGCGTTCCGTCCACGAGCGGATCATCTCCCGCATGGCCTCAGGTGTGATACCTGGCTTGTTGTACACGTCCAGCACGTACCGGCGCTGGTTCTGAATATCTAGTCCGACAACCACGGCGGCAGTATGACCTGAGGTTGCAGGGTCAAGACCAGCGACGATGATCAAACCGTCCATGCCGTTCTCGCGGCAGTTCACCATGCCCCTAGGTATCGGGCCGGTCATGCGGTTTCCGTTAATCGCCGTACGGACTGCTTCGGCGTTGAACACCGCGTCATCGGCTACCTGCTGCTGCTGGTACACCATAGCCCACGCACGAGGCGAAACCCTGCGGCGCTTCTGTGACAGGCGGGGACCATCCCACTTCGGGAACAAACCATCACCGTCAGGTTCTACACCGCGAGTACCAGGCTCCGGCTGATTCGACCTGGGCCACAACGTAACCCAGTCGTCGGCCTGGTCAGAGAACTCCAGCACGGCAGGCATCGACAGGTACGACCACGGCGACTCCTCATCAGGGTACCTGTGGGGGTCACGAAGTTCCGAATACAAATCCTTCGACGCCAGACGGGTGCCCACGATCAGCATAGAACCAGTGGCCGACACGCGGGAGATAACCTCCGCCTGCAGCCAGTCAATCTGCTTATCGTACTCGTGGGCGTTCGTGAGATCCACGCAGTCATCCATGATGATCAAATCGGCGCGGGCACCGTAAATGTGGCCCCGGATACCCAAAGCCTGCACCGTGGGGTCCTTCTCGCCAGAATCACGGGCGTCATCAGAAATGTAGATCATCGACTGGTTCCACGCCTCAGAGTTCTTATCGAACCCCCCAGACGGGCCATAGTCCGCGATCATCTCATCATAGCGGGGATGGGTCAGGCGGGTCTTGATGGCGTACAGCATCTTCTTCGCCATCTCAGCCGTCTTCGACACCACGATCACCCGAATGTTCGGGTCCATGCAAATCCGGTACACCACATAGTTGATAGTGATAGAAGTGGTCTTGGCGTGTTCGGGTGGCATGTTCACCATCACCAGGTCACGCTCACCAGGCTCAAACACCATCGACGGGTGCACCCAAGAAGGCTCACGGCCCTCAATCAGATCCACCACATTCCCCATGTGAGGAAACACACGGGCATCCAGGTACTTCTCGGAGAACTCAGGGAACGGCATCCAGTCCCGCTCACGCGGCCCAGAAATACGCTCCAGCGACCTGATCCGCTCAACAGCGGTCACGAAATCCTTATCGTCCCGCCGCCACCTCTCATAGGTGGAACGGTTACGGCCAACAGCCTGAATCGACTGCTCCACGTTCAAGCCACGCTGGAAGTTCCTCAGGAACTCCTGCTTCGCGGCCTCAACAGTCTGGCCGACTTTCCTACCAGCCCTGGCAGCCAAAGTTTCAAACCCTCCGGTATAAGCCAAGGCAGACACTGGAAGAGCCTTGGCAGGTAATAGTGGGGGAGGAGGGACGTACCTTTAAGGGGAGTCCCGACGAGCCCACCCCGTATAGCCACGGCGCTCGGGATAGTGGCTATAGGGTTCAAGTAGGTGGGTGGTAGCCTTAGCGGACACCCACCCTCACGCCCCGGCTCCAAGGCCGGGGCTTAACCAGACGGGGGTTCGTAGCGCCCGAAGAACCCCCTATATATATATCCTCGTTTTTTCCGGTTTTTCGGACACCAAAAACAGAAAATTAACCAAATCGTTACAAAAGAAACATACCAAACCAGGGTAAAATAGGACAAACCTCAACCACACATGTAGAGTCAAAACGACAATATCACGCACAACCAAAACCCCCTTATATATATACCTTTGGCCGTGCGGGATGCAATAACCCCGGGTCAAGTCTGGACCACTTAGGGTAGCCTAACCTAACCGAACCTACCAGATAGGCAATACAGACAACAATACCCTACCTAGTGGGTAGGGAATAGGTGTCATTCCCCACCAAACTAGTAGGAAATACGGGGAATAAGTGCGGCGGCAGACTAGCCCCCAGAGTTATCCACAGCCTGTGGATATCTTGTGGATTGTTGTTCATCTTTTGTTCATCTGAATGTCCGTTTTGTCTGTTGACATGATGCCCGCGGGGTGCTACTCTAGTTGACGTAAGGGTAGAAAAGTCAATATGGGATCGTGACCTAGTTGCGATACACTGAAGACGGGCCGCCCGTCGTATCCCCTAGGGAATGTCCCGACTAGACTTGACAAACCTTACAGAGTGTGATAGTGTTAGAACAGTAAGGCAGACAGAGTGACAGAGTGAAAGGGGACTGGCATCATGGCGCGCATCACTAGCGCGTCACTGTACGGCAGCGGGACACCTACGGACCTTTCCCGCGTGAACTGGCGTAAGCCTCCTCGCGCATATGGTCTCCGTAGTGAGTCGGCTCTGGCAGGGTATTATCCTGCCTACGGCTCGCGTCCTAGGCGTCGGACAGTGCGCGAGACTGTAGATCCAAGCACTAACCTAGTGGCTCCAGTGGCATCGTTCGATGATGACTTCGTGCCTAGGGTGGTGGCTCCTAGGGTGACTGATGGCCTGGTGCCGGTGATCCGTATGGGAGAGTGGAACTAATCTAACCTAGATAGAATGGATGGTGGCAGGCATGGCACGACTAGAGTACGCTGACCACTTGATGGGATCACTATTTGACCCTAATCACTGGTGCAAGTATTGTGAGGAGGAGACAGAATGACCGCGAGGACAGAGTACGTCCCCAGTGGTAGAGGGGACTGTGCACAGTGTCACAGGACGTGGTGGTGGTGCCAGTGCAATATTGTGATGGTACCTAACCCTGACTATATTGGAAGGAAATAGCATGACGGCTAGAGAGATGGCAAGCATGATCGGTAGGGAGTTCCTACTGACTGAGGGACCCTTCACCATTAGGGTACTGGTGGATGACGTGAAAGTGTCCTACGGTAACCCTAGGGCGTACGTCGCCCCGGTCGGTGGTGCTGGATGGGCATGGGTAAATACTGACAGACTGGTGGAGGACTGATGAATAAGCGACACAACGATGGTGAATGGACGCCTAACACTATGGTGCGGCGTGGTGCCTTGTGGGTACGTAACTACGCCATGCACTACGGTGGTGAGTATGACTACTTCAAGCGTAGTGAACTGCTACTGGCAGCGAAGCATCTACGGCAGGACGTGCACGCCTATATCCACGAGGTGGAGGAGTCACGGAAACTGTTAGGTGGATTACTGTTAGACCGCTAGTAACCGACTAGAAAGAGAGAGAGAATGAATAAGACAGATCTGGCACAGTATGTGACCGACATGATGGTGGCAGAGTTAGAGAAAGGCCTCGTGCCGTGGCGCAAGCCTTGGTCCGCTGCAGGCTACGTTCCCACTAGCCTGTCCACTGGCAAGCCTTACCGCGGTGTCAACACTTTCATACTGGCACTGGTGGGACAGTCCAAGGGGTACGAAAGTAACCTATGGACTACGTACAAGCAGGCAGCGGAGCGTGGTGGCAACGTCAGGAAGGGCGAAAAGTCCACGACAGTGGTCTATTGGAAGATTCTTGACGTGAAGGATAAGGCTACTGGTGAGGATAAGAAAGTGCCATTCCTAAGGCACTTCAACGTGTTCAACCTTGACCAGTGTGACGGCTTGGACGCTTACCGTGGTAAGCCTGAGCCGCGTACGGTGGTGGTGGAGGATGCGGTGCACGCTACTTGGCAAGGCTACAAGGATGGTCCCACGTTGCGGCATGTGGCTGGTGATCGTGCCTACTACAGTCCGTCGGATGACCAGATAACAATGCCCCTGGTGGAGTCGTTCCATGATGGTGCAGCGTATGCGGAGACTCTGTTCCATGAGATGACGCATAGCACTGGTCACCAGTCGAGGCTTGGTAGGCTTGGGGGTAGCGTTGCCGTGGCGGCTTTCGGGTCACCGGACTATGCCAAGGAGGAACTGGTGGCAGAGTTAGGTGCGGTGATGCTACTGGGCCATGCTGGTATCCCTGTCGATGCGCAGAATAGTGCATCGTACGTGGGGGGATGGTTGCGTGCACTGCAGGATGACCGTAACCTAATCATCAGTGCAGCGCAGCAAGCACAGAAGGCTTTTGACCGTATCGTGGGGGATGTAGAGTAGAGACTGCCTGACGGGTTAGGGTAGCACCCTAGTCTGGAGGGACCGCGCGACAGAGTTGTCACCCGAAAGGGTGGAGGGTGCAAGTCCCTCGCGCGTGGCGATAGTGCCGGATGGAAGGAAGCAAGACGGCGGGTAGGAAAGTGCCATACCCCTGTCCGGCACTATCACTACACAATAGACAGAATGGGAGAAAGATAATGCCGAAAGTAACACTGACTAGCGCAGAATGGGATCTCGTTGTTATGATCCTGGAGGATGACCGTGGTATCCTGACGCCTGGTATCGTGAAGGATATCAACGCACAACTAGACAGACAGGAAAACTAATGACGACTAAGACGACGGCACGCACGTACGTGCGCCGCATGTCTAGATATCTCGATACCGTGACGCCGTACGACATGGAGCGTGCGGCGCAATGGTACAACGATGCACAGACAGTGGCACAGGACGTGGCGCAACGCATGGGAACTAGCCTAGAGATAGGCGCGTGTGTTGTGTCCGCGTTCTCACCTAGGGTACCGTGGGCACGTAACATTGTTCTCGCGCTCGCGTACTCTAATGGTGAGGATACGCCCGGACTGGCGAACAACAGGCGCATGGCTGACGCTAGTGTGCGCCTAGGTTTCGATGCGTTGAAGGGTCCGAAGACTAACGCTTTCGCTCGTGCTATCGCTGGCGATGAGGATGCGGTGGTGGTGGATTCTTGGATGTGTAAGGCTGCTGGTATCGGACGTGACGCGCCTAGTGCGGTGCAATATCGCCGCATCAGTGAGGCTATCGTGACGCTCGCACGTCGGCACGGTGTGTCACCTCGCACCATGCAGGCTTTGATATGGATTCAAGTACGAGGAAAGGCTGACTAATGTGGCCGGATAGTCCCAACAAGGACTGCCCACGATGCAGGCACATGCGACAGTACGACGACGACTGCACGTTGTGTCATGGTGACGGGATCGTGGCATGGAATGTGTACGCTGACGAACCCGAGGAACAGTACGACACGATCAAGGAGTGGAGGGGATTGGCATGAGACTGACGGATCGTGGCAGGTTCGTGGTGACTGTGCTTGTGCTTGTTGTGTTCATTGGTATCTGCTACATTGAGAGTGTTGGAACTATCCAATAGAGAGAGAAGGTAGACAGAATGTTTCGGATCAACTGCATTGACTGCGGGAAAGCAACAACGACAGAGACAGCGAAGGCTATGCGGGAACATGCAACGTCCGTGTATTCGTTCCTGTGTGGGACATGCCACGAGGGAAGGGAGTGAGCCGTGCACAAGATTGAGAGAGACAAGGACCGACGCACCTATGTTGTGTACCGTGGTGACATGTACCTTGGTCACGCGAAAACAGAGAGGCAGGCTGACGCGATTGTCGCTAGTGACCTGATGATGATGGATCAGATCGCTAGGATGCGTGAGCGTTACCCGCTACGAATGGAGACAGAATGATTGACCATATTTGTTGGACTGACGACACGTACTGCGAGGATTGTGGCCCCATCACTACGCCACTGCTGGACCATGAGCCTGCGTGGAACTCATTCCTTGACCACTATGCGAAGATATTCGGTTACGACAGACAGAAGGAGGAAGCATGAGTACGGTTTACATTTACGAGGTTGATGCTGGTCCCGCTGGTATGTACTGGGAGGGAGTGAACCTTCCCGACGACTACCCGATCACAACATGGACCGACATGGCACAACTTGGCCGTGACATCATGGAACTATCGGGTGAGGGGCACGAGGTTATTGTGAGGTCACATGCCTGGTTTGTAACTAACAACTGCCATTGGTGCGGGACTGATTTTGACGTGAAAATGTATGGTATTGCGAACATGCTTTGCGAGGAATGTGGCGATGACTACGACAGGGGGGTTCAGTTCTGATGCCGTTCACGTTCGTGTTCACCGACAAGCAACTAAGCATCATCGAAGAAGCGTTAGATTGGATGATCGTTCGCGGTGACGGGGCACCGTTCTCCGTGTACGATATTGCCGAACTGCAGGGTCAGATAGAGAAACGATTGGAGTGGTGAGGAGTGGGTGAGTATCTTGGTGCGTGGCAGTGCATACACTGCGAGGCACTACTGAACGATCAACAACACAACGAATGCGACAGATGTAGAGAGGACTCGAAGTGAGTAAGCAGCAGGACGCATACGTGGCACAACTACTTGGCCGCGTCATGCACCACTCGTGGTGTGACCACAAGAACAGCACCCCACGCAAATACCCATACGTGGACGCCGGTTCACAGGACTACGCGACTATCGCGGTGCGTATGCTTGGGTATGACGAGGACGCTATCAGTGAACTGGAGGCTGAGTTGCGTAGGCTTGGTGATGACGTTGATTAGGGTGAAGGTGCATGGCACTGACATTATCCCTGAGTATTACCATTTCGACACGGATGAGGAGGCTATGACGTGGCTGGTGCGTAACACGTCGGACTGCATCAAGGAGATCAGTGTGAGTGTGGTGGCGGTATGAGGTACGAGGATGTGCGTTGGGAGGATGCTGCCTGTAGGGGCACTGACACTGAGGCGTTCTATCCGATCAACGGGCTGCCGATGCAGACTGTTATCCGTATTTGTCAGGGTTGCCCTATTCGTAACGATTGTGCGTCGTACGCTATTGAGCATGAGCAGTATGGGTATTGGGCGAACATGGCTGAGATCACGAGGCGTGAGATCAGGATGGGTAGGAGGAAACGTGCGGCCTAAAGTGTCGGAGATTAGAAAGATAACAGCGTTACTAGACAGACAGTGGGACGACGTAGACGAACTAGCCAAGAACGTACTCTCCGAAGCATTCGACATGGCTGGGGAACGTGACCAGTGGGTCGTGATCATGCAGGATGATAGGCTGGGCACGTTCGTGTTCGGCCCGTACGAAACAGAGAACAAGGCACGCAAGGCGATAGGCACAGAGATAGTGTCTGCTGGCCCTGACCCTGCGCGTGGACTTGTGCGACGGATTAGGAGAGCAACATGATCGAGGCACTATTCATGGTCCCAACCGACGACATACCGGAGTATAAGGTTCCTGCCGTGTACCGTGAGTATGAGCGGTGCGTGGCCGAACGTGAGTCGAACAGTAGGCCGGAGGCGGTGTCGCCTAGCGGTAAGTACCGTGGCATGTACCAGTTCGATGACGCACTGGCTGACGGCACCACCTACCACATCATTGACTGGCTGGGGACGTGGCATTCACACCCGAAGCAGTACGCTGCCGCACTGCGTGACACGCCCATGAACAAATGGCCCCGCCAGGTGCAGACGGCTGCGTTTGTTGCCGTGTTAGATGGTCACGATAAGGATGTTCGGTGGTATGGTAAGGATCATTTTCGTGGAGGGAGATGGACATGCTGAAAAAGTGGAGGACCAAAAAGTCCTTATTTTTCAACGGTTTTTCGACACACCCACTGCCGTGGATGCAGCACCTCGCTGCCGTGGATAACCGTGCAGACTACCGTGGAGTCCCCACCTACGTCTGCCCTTGCGGGTACGACATGTTCCTCATCGCCACTAGGTTTGATGAGACACAGATGCCAGCGTGGTACCTGCTGGATGGTGTGTGTGCGTCGTGCGGTGCACTCGTCACGGTGCCTTGCCCTGCGGATGGTGATGACCCGCTGGAGGTGAACGATGACATGTCGCTCATGTAAGACAGCGAACATTATCAACGAGCGTGGCATCGCACACATGGGTAGGGGTGAGTTGCGTGCAGCGCAGACGGCATTCACGCAGGCGGAGTTCATGCACGAGGAGTGCCTTGGTAGGTGCGATTGTGGTCACAAGATTGGGGAGGAACAGTGAAGATCCGTATTACTGGTTTCGCTATGGCAACAGCGGACGTGCGTACGTTGGGTGACTTGCGTGAGTTTGTTCGATGGCTGGACAAACACAACGTAGATGACCGCCGTGAGGTGGAGGCTGGTGAGGTGATGTACGTGTCGCTGCAGGACACGACTGAGGGTGACACTGCAGAGTTCATTGAGTGTGGTGACCACATCCCACCGGACAAGGCGTTTGACGTGGTGATGAACACGCACAAGCACCGTGAGCAGCCGCCTGCCGATATTCCCCAGTTTGATTGGGTTACTCGTGACAGGTACAACGACCCTGGTAGGCCGGAGTGAAACAGTTCTACGGCAAGTGGAAGTTCTCTAAGAAGCGTAACGCTTGGGTGTGGAAGTGGAAGAAGCGGAAGGTGAAGAAGCGTGAGGATTGACCCTATCGTGATGCTCGCTGCTATCGGTGTGGCTGCATCCATCCTGTCCATACTGATCCTGCTGATGCTATGAGAGTCGGCTTCGTAGCGGAAGACATGCTGCTAGACCAAGGCATACTCCGACCATCAGGATGCTCCTACTACCGTTGCCTACTGCCACGCAACACGCTACGCAACGCAGACACAGCCTTCGGACCGCCAGCCTTCGCCACCGAACACGGCTTCGGTGTCCGATTGAACAGGTCACAGGCCAGGTTCGGGTTCGACGTGATCGTGATGAAGATGCTGATGCACAGGTGGGTGCCGACACAGATCAAGCAGGCACAAGACCTGGGTCAGATCGTGGTCGTAGACGTAGACGACTACTACCCTGGACTGCACCAGGCTAACCTTGCGTACGAGATCACCGACCCTGAGAAGAACAAGGTCGCCAACCGTGACCACTACCAGGCTGTGATCATGGCCGCTGACTGGGTGACCGTGACGACACCGTTCCTGCGTGACTACTATTCGCAGTTCCGTGACAACGTGGTGATGATACGTAACGGCATCAACCCTGACCAGTTCGTGAAGCATGAGGTGAAGAACCGTAAGCC